GAGCAACAGATGCTACCACACATGGAAATAGGTTGTTTGCAGATATGAATGAGAAAATGTATGACTCACATCTCACAACAGCTTCCACAATTGGTATGACACCCCTCAAAGGAAATTGGAATCGTTTGTATGAAAAACTAAATGTTTTCGAAAACGGTTACGCCTTAGACGAATCAGAGTATGACTCTTCGCTAAGAGAATTCATGATGTGGGGTTGCGCCAAGTTTAGATGGCAGTGTCTTCGAGAAGAAGATCGAACACTAGCAAATTTAAGAAGAATAAAGACCTATTACAGAAATTTAATACACACTGTTATTTTAACAGCCGAAGGTCTTTTAACTATGAAAAAGCTTGGAAACCCCTCTGGATCAGTAAATACTGTTACAGACAATACACTTATATTGTATTGTATGCTCGCATTTGCCTGGGTGAAATTAGTACCAGAAGATATGAGAGGATACGCAGAATTTGAAGAACACACATCAAAAGCCTTACTTGGAGATGATAACACGTGGACTGTCTCAGACGTCGCACATGAGTTCTATAATGCAAGAACCGTCATTGAAGCATGGAAAGTGCTTGGAATCACAACTACTACTGATTCTTTAGAGCCAAGAAGAGCTGAGGACTTAGACTTCCTCTCTGCACACACAGTATTTTTGAAAGGAATGGCAGTTCCTTTATATAATCGAGACAAATTAATGAAATCACTATTGTATGCACCACAGCTACATCTAACCCCAGAAACCACACTTACACGTGTCACCTGTTTACTACAGGTTGGTTGGACTGATTTACAGTTTCGAAAGTTCTGCAGATCTTTGATTAAGTTTTTATTAGAGAAGTATGATGAACTTCTCATGAATGATCAAAGATGGATTATGGCAAAGTGTCAAATCCAATCAGATGAGTTTTATTACTCTCTGTTTACAGGAACTACAAGAGTTTGTTCCCCGCAATCCTATCAAGAAAGCAAAGAAAGATTATCAAGCTTGATAAAGCAGCCTAATATGTCTGCTACCGGAACTAAACCACAACAACAAAGAAAACGACGAGGAAACCAGCGTCGTGGGCCCAAAAAGGGAAATGCTACTGGAAAAAGGACTACTGCCGGTCCAAAACCTGCACCAAGAGGTGCAAGACGGCCACGGAGACGTGGTCAATTGACAGGAAAG